TCCGGCACGACCGCAAGCGCCGAGACGTCGATCCTGTCGAACGAGACGTTTACGATCCCGTTTCGCGTGCAGATCGCGCTGACGCTTTCGCAGCGCATCGCGAATCAATCGTTCCTGGTGGAAGCGGTGAGCGTCGATCCGGTGACGCTCGCGCCCAACAATCTGCACGCCGTCGCGTGGCTGTTCGACGGCACGACCGCGACGCAGGCGAAATATCGCGTGCAGAATGGCGGTTTGACGCCGCTCGACTCCGCGGCGTCGACGGTGGTCACGACCGCCAGCGGCGGCCTGTACGAGCTCGAACCGTTCGCCGATGAGGCGTGGTTTCATTCGGCGACGCTCGACGCGACGACCGGGCGCGCCAACTCCTACCGCCGGCACCAACAAATCCCGGAGCCCAACGCCACTTATAAGCTGCGGCTGCGCTGGCTGAACGGCGCGACGCCACCGGCGAGCAATACCAACGCGGTGATCCAGTTCCTGGCGTGCCAGGACTACGCCGAGCTGACCGCCGAGATCACGGCCGGCCGCGGCCAGTCCGCCGCGGGGCAGGCGCTCGGCGTCGCCGTGACGACGGCACTGCCGGCCGGCACCGCCGCGCTAGGCTCGGTGACGCTCGGCGCCGGCGCCGCCGCGATCGGCTCGGTGAGCGTCACCAATGGTCAGGCCGCGCACGACGCCGTGATCGCCGGCAACCCGATGCGGATCGCGGCGCGCGCACTGTCCGCCGCGTATGCGACCGTCGCGACCGGCGACCAGGCCGATCTGGTGTCGACCTTGCAGGGCGTGCTGGTGACGCGCCCGTTTCAGATCCCGGAACTGGAATGGTCCTTTGCGTCGCCGGCCGGCGGCGTGGTCAATACGACCGATGTAGTGCTCGCCGCCGCCGCAGGCGCGGGCCTGCGGCGCTACATCACCGGGCTGCAACTCAGCAATGCCAACGCGACCGCAACGGAAGTCGTATTGAAGGACGGCGCGACCGTGATCTGGCGCGGCAACTTGCCCGGCAACGCCGAGAACGTCGCGATCCAGTTCCCGGATCCGCTCAAAACGACCGCGAACGCGGCACTCAATTTCGCATGTATCACGACCGCCGCCGCCGTCTACGTCAACGCGCAGGGCTACACCGCCGCATGATCGCCGAGATCGTCATCGACGACGCGCAGCGCCTCGACGGCGCCGCCTGGCAGGTATGCGCGACCGTCGGCCAGGCCGGCGCGCTCGCGCGCGTGCCGTTCGTGCTCGACGATGCGGCCGACGGGCTCGACGAGGCCGCCGGCGCCGCCGAGCTGGTCGCCGCGATTGCGCGGCGCTACGGGGCCGCATGAGCGCGATCGATCTGCGCCTGGACTCCCGCGCGTTCGACGCGGAGCTCCGCGACTTTCGCGCGCGCCTGGCGCGGGCGAGCGCGCAGGCCGTGCCGCGCGCCGAGGCGCGCGCGCTTAATCGCGCGGCGGCGCACGCCGCGACGCGCACGCGGCGCGAGCTCGCGACCGTCAAGCGCCTCCCGCAAAAGCTCTTGAAGCGCCGGATCTCAAGCTACCAGGCGAGCCCGCAGCGCCTGACGGCGCGCGTCTGGGTCGGCACGAAACGCAAGATCGCGCTCGCCGACATTCCCGGCGCGCATACCGCGCTCGCCGGCAAACGCGCGGGCCAGGTGCGCGCGGGGCGGCTCGCGGTGCAGACCTTCAAGGCGACGATGCCGAGCGGCAAAACCGGGCGTTTCGTGCGCGTCGAGCCGGGCCAGCGGCGCACCGCCGGCCGGCCGCCGACGAGCTCGCCGAATCTCCCCATTGAAGAGCCCGCGATCCGGCTGCAACCGGAAGCGGGGCCGATTCTCGAACGCGCCGCGGAAACCGCGCTGCGCACCGTCTATGTGAGTGAGCTGCGGCGCCTGCTGGCGCGCGCGCTCAAAATTTAAAGGAGCGCATACCATGCCCGCGGAAATCGGCACCGGCACGACGATCACATTCTCCAGCGGCTTTTTTGCCGAGATCACGGCACTGCGGCACAACGGCATTGAGCGCCCGGCGATCGATCAGTCGCATTTCGGCACGACGACCGCGCGCAGCTTTCGGCCGGGCGCGCTGGCCGATATGGGCGAGCTCGAGATTGAGTGTCACTTTCGGCCGTCGCTGAAACCGCCGATCAACGGCGCCGCCGAATCCGTGACGATCACGTTTCCCGATACCGGCGCGGCGACGTGGCAGTTTTCCGGCTTTTTGACCGCGTTCGAGTACGGCGGGGAGCTTGAAGGCAAATTGACCGGCACCGGCCGGATCAAGGTCGCCGGCGATATCACGGTGACGCCGTGATCCTGAGCCGCGATCTGATCCTGGCCGCCGGCGCCGCGCGTCCCGTCGAGCGCGTCGAGGTCCCGGAGTGGGGCGGGGCGGTGTTCGTGCGCACGATGAGCGGCGCCGAGCGCGACGCGTTCGAGCTCGCGACCGCGCCGCCGCTCGGGACCTTCGCGAACCTGCGCGCGCGCCTGGTGGCGCTGTGCGCGTGCGACGAGGGCGGCGCGCGACTCTTCGAGGACGCCGACGCCGCGCGGCTCGGCGAGCTCGACGCGCGCGCGCTCGATCGCGTGTTCGCCGCGGCGCGCCGGCTGAACGCGCTAGGCGCCGACGATTACGAGCAGATCAAAAAAAACTAGCGGCCGATCCGCGCCGGCGGATGTGGCACCGGATCGCCGCGCGCCAGGCGCGCACGGTGGCGGAAGCGCAGGCGACCAATAGCGCGCGCGACTTCGCCGAGCTCTGCGCGCTGTGGGAGCTCGAGCCCTGGGGCCCGGAGCGCGACGCGATCCACGCCGCGCAGATCGTCAAAACGCTCGCCGAGGCGCTAGGGGGCGCCCGGCTCGCGCGGCCGATCGAGGATTATGCGGTGCGTTTCGGCGCGCCGCGGCAGACCCCGGAGGATATGCGGCGCGCGCTGCGCCTGGCGGCGCACGCGGCAGGAGTCAACATCAATGGCGACGATCGTTAACCTGGTGGCGAAACTGTCGGCGGACGTTTCGCAATTCCGCGCGCAAATGGGCTCGGTGCCGTCGATCCTGGGCGGCGTCAAGGGCGCGCTGGCCGGGCTCGCGGGCTCGGTCGGCTTCGGCGCGATTGTGAAAAGCAGCCTGGACGCGGCCGACGCGATCAACGACTTGTCGCAACGCTCGCAACTGTCGGCCGAATTCCTGTCCGCGATGGAGCAGGGCGTGCGCATGGCCGGCAGCTCGATCGAGGTGTTCAACCGCTCGGCGATCCGCTTGCAGAAGAATGCCGCGCTCGCGGCCGGCGGTAACGCGAAGCTCGCGGAACAGTTCGAGGTGCTGGGGATCAACGTGCAGGAGTTCGCGAAGCTCGCGCCCGACGAGCAGATCCGGACCTACGTCGAGCGCCTGGCGACGCTGGAAAACCAGGGCGCCAAGGTGCTGAACGTAACCAAGCTGATGGGCGGCGCCGCGGCCGAGCTGCTGCCGGCGTTCAACGACGGCGCGGCCGGGCTCGACAAGATGATCACGACCGCCGAGCGATCCAACCGCGTGTTGTCGACGGATCAGGTGGCCGCGGCGGCGGCGGCGAACGACGCGATCGATCTGCTCAATGATTCCTTTTCGGGCCTGGTGCGCAATCTCGCGATCAACTTCGCGCCGGCGATTACGGCCGTGTCCAATGGCCTGTCCCTGCTGGTGTCGACGGTCGGGCCCGTGATCCGCGAGTTTGTCGGGGCGTTCCTCCAAATCGGCACCAGTCTCGGCGGGGTGGCCGCGCTGGTCGGCCAGCTCGCGCGCGGCAACTTCGCGGGCGCCCGCGAGCTCTTGAACATCGAGCGCGGCGATCTCGCGCCGACGACGCGCGCCGGCGGGCGTGGCACCGGCGGCGATGCCGCGGCGCGCGAGACGGCGAAGAACACCGCCGAGAGCCTGCGCAAGCAGGACGAATTGATCCGCGCCGTGCGCGGTGGCGTGCCGGCGGTGGCGCAATGACGGTGATCGCGGATCTCTTCGAGCGCGCGAGCGTCCAGGAAACCGCCGACGGCGTGGAGCTGACGCGCGTGTATCATGTCGAAGGGCTCGACGGCGACGCGGCGAGCCGCGCCGCGCGCGTGCTCCAGGTGTCCGGCATTCCGCGTATCGGCGAGCCGCACCCGCTGCTCGCCGCGGCAACCGTGGTCGAGCGATCGGTCACTTTCCTCGATCCGGACAATGCCGAAATTGCCGTGACCTACCGCACGCCGAGCGCGGGCACCGCGGCCGGCGCGATCCAACAGGCCGGCGGGGTTGCCGTGCTGTCGGTCGACTTCAGCGCAACCACGTTCACCGAGCGCACCAGCCGCGACATCGACGGCCGGCCGATGCGGAACACCTACGTGGTCTTAAACAGTGTGACCGCCGAGGCCGTCGAAATTGACGCGTTCCGGCCGCAACTGATCGTGCGCATTCGGCACACCCGGCCGGCGCTGCCCAAGGATCTCGCGAAGCGGTTTATCGGCGCGGTGAACGCGGACGGCTGGGCCGGTGACGCGCCGGAAACGTGGCTGTGCACCGCGTTTTCGACCGAGCGCGAAGCGGGCCAGGTCATTTGCACCTTCGAGGCGCTGTATCGGGCGGAAACCTGGCGCGTCCCGCACGTGATGAAGATCAACGGGCTGCCGGTCACGCAAAAGCGCGTGGAGCGCGCGAACCAGGGCAGCGTTGAGGGCGAGGGCGTGCGCTGGTTCACCGTCTACCGCGCCGAGCGGTTCTCCGATCTGGGGCTCACCTGGTGACGGCGCCGCGCGTGCTGCGCCTGCGGCGCGGCGAGCCGATCCGGGCGCGCTACCTGAATGCGCTCGCCGATTCCGTCGACGAGCTGCGCGCGCGCGTGTCGCGCCTCGAAGGCGGCGCCGGCACGCAGGCGACCGACGCGAACCCGCAAGGCTCGAACCTGTCGCCGGATCAACTGCTCGATCCGACGCTCGACGCCGCGAGCGTCACGCAGGGCCTGAACGCCGGCCGCGTGCTGAGTGAGATCGCGCGCCTGGTGACGGTGGTCCGGGTCGAGAACCCAAGCGATCCGGCGCAATACGTCGACGTCGAGCGAGTGGAGGTCATCACCTTCGGCGACAACGACGGCGAGAAAATGACGCTGATTTTCGACAATTAAGGATCTGCCATGCCGACAAAATACTGGAAGGGCACCGCGCTCGCGGTGGCGCAGGTGTCAACCGTCACGGTCGGCACGCACGACGCGACGACGCTCTACGAAATCCGCGTCAACGGGCTCACGATCGCGCGCTCGGTGGGCGCGGCGAGCAATACCGCGACCGCCACCGCACTGGCCGCGGCCTGGAACGCGTCCACGCACCCCTACCGCCAGGGGATCACGGCAACGTCGGCCGCGGCGGTGGTCACCCTGACCGGCGTCGCCGGCATGCCGTTTACGGTGACGGTGGCGGTGACGACCGGCACCGGCACGATCTCGACCGCGACGCCGACGGCGGCGACGGGCCCGCACCATTGGGACAACGCCGCGAACTGGTCGGATGGCGCGCTGCCGGCGTCAACGGACACGGTGATTTTTCGGGACAACGCGGTGAACGTGTGCTGGGGCTTGAACCAGGCCG